ATTACATTAATCTTTCCGACCATGTTTTAGGAGTTTTTTCGGAAATGATTTCTACTGGATAGGTATAATCAAATTCTTTAGCTCCTAGTTTCTTAACATAATTTGCCGTTTCACGAATTGCAGTTTTTAAATCGGTTGTGGTTTTGTAACCCAACAAGTGTCTGGCTTTATCTGAAGAACAGGTTGCGTGCTTCACTTCTCTTGGTCTGTCTGCCATATGTATTGGAGGTAAAGGGAAATTTAATTCTTCGGCAACCATATTAGCCAATGTTAATATTGATGTGGTTTCTTCATCAGGACCAATGTTAATAGTTTCATAAACAATATTCGGATCCAATGCCATCTTCTCTAAACAAACAATACAATCTGTTACATATGAAAAACACCGACTCTGTGAACCATCACCATATATGATAGAAGGTTTACCGAGTAAGTTTCGGTTAATCATAATACTCATAACATTACGGAATGGATCATCATACCTTTGTCTTGGACCCACAATATTATGCGGCACAGCAATGTTCCATTCCATACCATGAGTTTCTCCTAAGATTTTAAGTATATCTTCAGATGCAACTTTAGCAACAGCATATGGATCAATTGGTGTTGGACGATTAACTTCTAGAAATGGATTAGGTTGATTACCATATCTGGCCATAGAGGAACAGAAAACAAATCTTTTTACTTTGTTTTGTATTGCGGCCGTGATTGTTGAAACACTAGCCTCAAAGATATTTCTTGTTATAAAGCTAGGACTAAACACAGAGAGACCTTCATGTGCTGTGGCTGCTGCATGAATAACAACATCACAACCTTGCATTGCTTTGGACATAACCGTCATATCACAACAATCAATCTGATAGAATTCTGCCTTTTCTGGAACATTGTGTAGATAACCACCAATCAAGGTATCATTACCAACTACTTCATGTCCAAGTTCAATCATTCTATCTGCCAAGTGACTACCAAGAAAACCAGCAATACCAGTAATAAATATTTTCATTATACTCTCTTTAAAATTGTTAATCCATTATTATTTGTTTTGCGTTCCACTAACTCCCATTCAGAATGTGAATCCATAAATTCTTGAACCGCTGGCCAAATACCATTACCACCAAACTCACCATTTACAGCATATAATGTTGTATCGTGGAATACTATATATTTCTTTGTTTTATCTGCGTGTAATCTGAGTTCTTCTTTTAATTGTTCATACTGGTGTAATGTATCAAGGAACAATAAATCTGTTTCTGCAATTTCCACCCTTCTTGTATCAGCAATATGTAAGGTTACATTTCTACCATACTCTTTGGCTTTAGCAAAGAAAGTTTCAATACCAGGTTGTGGAGCAATCTCATAACTATGTAATTCAATATCGTGCCTAAGGAATGCTTTGGTGCTTTCAGCCCAACCAACACCCATTTCGGTAACATGAGCACATTGTGAAGTTAATTCGGATAAAACAGGTAGATGTTCATGTATATCTGTAACTTTTGCACAAGCATCTTGATATTGCTTTTCAAAATCCATTTCTTCTTTTACCTTTTTGATTGCAATAATAATATCATCATACCTACCTTTTACACCTCTAAGGTCATGTACAACGGCATTTGAATGTAAATTTGAAAACATACCTCTATCAAAATATTTACCATCAACATCTTCTATAATGTAGATTCCACCTTCATTTAATTTAGGCCAGAGTACCTCAAAAGATTTTATTTGGTGAATAGGTAAATGAGAACCGTCATCGATGATTACATCCAAGTTATGCACATCTTTAAATGTTTCAGGTTGTGTTCCATCAGCATATAACAATCTACAATTAGGACAATTAGCTCCTCTATTTTCAACATCAACACCAATTACTTCTTTAGCTGAATGAAAGTATTCTCTCCACATATTCATTGAATCGCCATAACAAATACCAATCTCTAAAACATTATTCTTAGTGCCTCTATATGGAGCTAAATTACTCTCATAGTATTCTTCAATATATGAATGTACAGTTCCTTTATCAGCCCAACCTGGTTCTTCTCTGGCTGTTTGATTATAAATTTCTTTCAGCGTTTTCATTAATTTGTCCTGTATGTAAAAAAGTTTGATTGGTCTTCCTGATTATATTTTCCAGCTACAAATTGTTTCCATTCAGGAACTCTATCATACTGATGCACAATAGAAAATGGACGTCCAAGTGAAGTTAAAACTTTACCATCTTTAAATACTGGTTCTTTTTCCACCAAATAAGGCCTGAAAGCATTAATCTTTGATGGATCCACAGTTGTGCCTGCTTGACAAGCCCAACCTAACCATTGGTCGGCAAACAATGTTACATCTTTATAAGGTTGAGTTTGTAATAACACATTATATACGGCTTGGTCAACGATGGGTATAGGCCTATTGGTTGCATTGGTGAATATATTAAACACTAGGTCTTTAACATACTCAGCCTCACCACCAATTGTTCCTACATTATATATCTTGTTATTTTTAAACAATTCGTGAACATAGGTGCCATACGTTTGGAATAAATTATCATTACCCCATGGTTCATCTTTGTATAACATACCTTCCGAACCAGCAACTAATTTCTTTTCACCTAAATTTTCTTCCAACCAATCTATTGGATTAGTTTGGAAATAAACATCCTTAACATCTGTGGTGACCACATAACGATAATGTGAATCAACATCTTTGAGGTAATCATAAATTGCCAAGAACCGTAACACATGGACTGGCACATTTAGTTTTGGCATTTCAACCAAAAAGAAATTCCTTTTCTCTAGTTCATCATGAGTTTCTTGTGAATAATTACCCATAATCATAAGCTTGTCACCTTTGAATCCACATTCTTCTATAGATTCAACCCAAGGTCTTAGTTGGTTAAAATTATAATTTGTAAATGCGCCTATTATTAGGTCTTTTTTCTCCATGGGAAACCTCCATCATATTTTTTATTCATTATTTCATTACCATTGATAAAGAATTCCTCTGTTACAGAACCTTTACCTCCATCAACACGATAACTTACTGTGTATTCATTTGTGCAATCCCATTTAGGAAAATGCTGTGTTACTGCTTGTAGAAATACTCTATCTTGGCCCCAACCACCATGCCACGCTGAAGCCAATTTTACAGCAATACTTGTCTTAAGGCAATAGGAGTTTGTGTCTATATGATTTATACCATGATAAGTTTGCCATTTGCCTAAAGATTCACAATCATCAAAGCAAGCAAAGTCACCATTCTTCTTATGTATCTTCCTTAGGGAATAACACCAATCCAGATTTCTGGATTCGATTGTTTCAACACAAGATTTAACATGGCCTTGATACAACCAATTATCTTGGTCAAGGTACATTACATATTCTGTATCGACAAGGTGTGTAAATGCTGCGTAGACTCGGTGACCATAAAATCCTTTGGCACCAACATTGATGGGTAGATAACAAAACTTAATATTTTTGTATTTGACATAATCAAATGCAAGCTCAGTCACTTTTGGTTGAAATTCACTACCATCACACACTACATAACAGGTTGTTGGGTAGGTTTGTTTTAAAACAGATTCAATAGCATCCCGAACTTCAGGGGCACCTGTAGTCGGTATAATCACAGTCGCACTCATAATAATCCTTCTTTCAATTTTTCTATATTTATAACTACTTTGCTATAACAAATGGACCGGAGTCATCTGAACGAGAAGCTGTATATTCATACAATACACGAACAAATTTATCAGCATTATCACCAGTATTAAACCATTTAATAAAAACGGGATGCATTTTGTTTGATACCTGTGTACTTAATTCTTCACGTTTTGCTTCAAATTTTAATCTTGCTGGTGTTTTTGGTGTTCCTTTTTGTGGAGATTCTGGCCTAATACCTTTTAATTCTTTTCTAATAAACACTTTCAATTCAGTTTTAAAAATATTGTTGACAGCGGTAAATTGAGTTAACCATTTTGTAGCAAAAGTTTTATCAACAATAGCCAACGCATCACGAAATATGTGTTGTGAACCTAGTGATCCATGCCGAGCTGAACTACCACGAATCATATTAGTTCCTTTCCATCCACCAGAATCATCTGAAACGTGCAATAATTGAAGATACTCTATTTTATCGGCACTTAAATAAATTTCTAAATTTCTAGTGGCATTATTGGTGAGGTTTCTTGGTTTCCAATTACTTAGACCATAAGATTTAATTTTTTCAAGTTCTTTTAAAGTTTGAGGTCTACTAAAATTAACTTTATATATATTCACTTCATTAGGTTGTTTTTTCAATGATAACGGTAATAAATCTCCATTAGCAATCAATTTAGCAATAAACAAATTTAAAAATTCAAAAGTTAAACCTTTTTTATTTTTTACTAAGGCTAAGATTTGTTTTTTTGCATTAGGAGAAGCAAAATATATATCAGCTGGAGACCATTTATTAATGTCACCAAATATTAATTTTTTAGTTTGTTGGTCTTTTGCACGCAAATCGTTGATTAGTTTTTGGTCGATTGTCGCTTCTTTAAATAAAATCTCAATACTTTTCATAATAACTTTGTCACCACGAACATAGAAAATGGAAGACCATGAAGGTCTTTTAATTGAAGTAAACTTATTGGAAATATCATCAATATCTTTAATAAGTTTTTTTGCAATATTAACTGAAGAAATGTACCATTCTGGTATTTTATTTGTAACTGTTTTTTTTAAAAAATCTTCAATCTCTTTTAATGATGTTACATTTGAATCAACGTGTTGTTTAAAAGCAGTATCAATTTTAGCATTTGGGTAAGTTTCATTCCAATTTTTTTTGAATGACTCATAGTCTGGATATAAATCTGTGTCGAATATTTTATCAACTTTAGGTGCACCGATGAAGTCGGCCATGGCACAAAAGAGTGCCTGTGCCGATTCTGTTATCGAGGTTGCATCTGACATTAAGTATTCACCTAATAATCTGTATTGTTTTACCTGAAGTCCATACCTCAAGTTCTGTTCTCAGTCTACCCTCAGTTTTGAGTGTATCGTATCTATTTATAGCTTTACTCCGCCACCACTCGATGATGTTTACCAATTCATGTTTATCATAGTTCTCGCCTTTTACCAATTGGTCGGCCTTACAATTCATATAGTCAACCATGTTACTAAATCCATAGTCAGACACATAATATCTTTTTTTCTCTGTCAACCTTTTAGCGTTCTCAATCGTTAAGCTGAATGCCAATCCTTCATTAGTACCTTTAAGTGCTGCTTTAGTTAAAGCTATTATCTTGGTGAAGCTCCTAAGCTTTCTACTTGTGGTAGATTCATCTCCACCTAATAAATCTCCAACCTTATCTTCCACATAATCTTTTAAAGTATTATATCGGTCACCGTGCATCATTGGCACCATATCTGATTCTGTTAGTCCTTTGAACCGAATGTAAGGTTTCATTCCATCATATTGTGATACTTGCTTTGTTGAACCATATAAACTGGTAGTCTCAAACAAACAAAGATTCATACCATACTTTTTGTTACATATTTCTCTTACTGTATGTGAGGTACAAATGGCAGACAATAACTTACCACCAAGGTAGTTAAATCCAAATGGTTGTGACGGTACAATAACAAAACCCATTATAGTAGAACCATTGAATCGTTGGGCTGAATCTGGTTGTTGGATCCATACCTGACCAAGCATATCATTACGAGGTTTCATATAAATGACTGGAGAACCTAATCTAATGAAACCAAGTATCTTCTGAGTGTTCTTTTCTCTGACTGCCAATTGGATGTTTCTTCCAACTGGAGCCTTATTCACATGGGAAGATGTTATCTTTAGTAATGTTTCCCATGTGTCGTTTGGTATTTCACATACTTCAATGTCCATATCTTTTGGGTGCATTGAGAAATCTGAGAATAAATCATCCTCAATTGGAAACAATGATGTTGGTATATTTTGGATGGATTTTAATTTCTCATCTCTCATGTATTGTTCTATCGTACCAAAATCACTAAAGTAATCATGAAAGGCTTTGGCACAATACAACGCATCAACTCTTTCTAATATCATACTTTAAAGCCTTCAAATTTTTTATCACGATTACCAAAAGTGTTCAATGGTTTATCATCATGACCCGCATCAATAATATTCATCTGACCTGATTGGTCAATATCATACAACTTCATTTTAGACCTATCAACACCTACTGTGAATCTTTTGTAATATGATGGGTCGTTATACCTGTTCTTCAATTGCTTTACCATGATTTGACCAAGTGCTTCTAAATCTTCACTTGTAATCAAAGCAAACATTAAGTCTGCTGTTGCTGGTAAACCAAATGATTCTGATGTATCTTCTAGTCCTGGATCGGAACTTGTAAACCCGCTTCTAGTTGTTTGAGTCGCTGATACAATAGGTAAGTTATATTCGACCGCAAGTCCTCTAAGTTCCTCAGCAATAGATTTGACGTAGGTATAGGAGTTAATATTAGAACCAGCCCTAATGCGAGCTGAACAACATATGTTAAGGTAATCCACGAATATAATATCGGGAACAAAAGATTTCTTGAGATTGAGTTCATTAAGTAGTGTCCTAAAGTGGATAGTTGATGCTGATGCCGTTGGGTATTCTTTGATGATTAGTTTACCAGTAGTTTTGCTTTTAACTCTTTCGACCTTTTTATCATAGAGATCCTTTGGTAATTCCATCAAATCATCTAGTGTTACATTCAATAGATTGGCATCAATTCGTTCTGCTATTTTTTCTTCGGCCATTTCAAGCGTGATGTACAAAACATTTCTGCCTTGTACCATTGCTCCTGCAGCCATATGGCACATGAACAAACTTTTTCCCACACCAGTTCCGGCAAGAGCGATATTGAGCGTCTTAGCAGGTAGTCCGCCTTTTGTAATCTTGTTGAATATATCCAAGTCAAAAGGGATTCTTTCTTCTTTTCTGTGGTAGAATTCGTATCGTTCATCTGAGTCCTGTAAGTAATCGTGACCAACTGTTGTATCAAAGCTTATTGCGAGAGCGTCCGATAATATTTTGGGAATCGCACCTTTATCGTTGGTCTTATCTTTTCCATCGAGAATTGAAATAGACCCCAATACTGCGTTGTAAATTGCCTTCTCTTGGCAAAACTTTTCTGTTTTATCAACAAGCCATTGAATCTCGGTTTTTGGATTATTATCCTTTTCAATTTCCGAAAGATAATCTTCACACTTCTGAACTTCGTCATCTGTAAGATTTGTTTTTTCCTTGACGGCAATGCTAAGCGCTGCAATCTCCGGCGGGCTATTGTAAGTTTCCGTGAATGATGTAATTTCATTAAATAATGTCCTCTCTGTTCTATCAGAGAAATATTCAGGCTTAATAAATGGTAATACTTTTCTTAAAAAATCTTCATTGTAAATTAGGTTTGTTAGTATTGCTTGTTCCAGTTTCATCAATAACTTCCTGTTCAATATTGTTACCCATAATCTCCACTAGTAAATCACCAATGTAGTTTTTAAATGCTTCATTCTTTTCAAGCTTTCTAGGCTTCTCCACTACGGATTCTATCACATCGTAAGCGAAAAGTAAATAGACCTGGTCATTCTTTTCCTCAAACTTAACTTTACCATATTTGTATACGGTACCTTTATAATCACCATCTAGTAATCGAATATGTACCGACTGAGGATCATCCTTTGGGTACATATAACAGTAATCAAATCCTTCAAGCATTTTCAGTTCCATTCATTGTAATTACATCATCGAACAAATCTTCTTCACCACCTTGCATAATCTCAGCAGCGGATACACGATACTTTTCTTCCACATAAGTTTGGAAAGATTTACTGGTAATAATTGGCAACCAGAAATCTTTGGTGTCGGTATCTTTCAACCGATATTTCTTTTCTTCTACTTCACCTGTCTCTTTATCTACCTTAGAGTACCATCCATTAGAGGGTTTGATAACATGGCCGGATTCAACAGCGATATCAAGCAGACCAGACCAACGGCTAATACCACCATCAAAAGATACAGTAACAGGTATCTTAGATTTTTCTTTAACATACCTACTCTTTTCCACATTAATAATAAAATTGTAACCAACGACTTCAGTTCCTTCTTTTTCTTGCTGACGGCCAATAATGAAGATGTTATCGGCAGAATAATATGAACCTGTTCCACCACCTACGATTGCTTTAGGGAACATACCAATTTCCATATAAGTGTGATTCACCACGACCATTGGAATATCTTTTAGATTCAAATGTGGTGTGACCATACGAAACAATGATTTAACTTGTTTTGCTCTGGACATATCAGCCACAGATTTACCTTCAACTGCATCATCAACCTCTTTCTTTGACGCTAGGTTGCCAATAGAATCAATCACAACGATTAGTTTATCGCCACGTTCAAGTTGTGTTAGTTGTTGCATTATATCATGTTTCAACTGTTCAATATCAGTAAGAGGAGTATGCAACACCCTATTAGTGTCAATACCAAAAGAATCAAAATAAGATTGGGGAGTACCAAACTCAGAGTCGTAAAAAAGTAGTGCAGCATCTTTATATTTGTCCAGATAGGATTTGGCCATCAAAAGTGAGAAGGCAGTCTTAAAGTGTTTCGATGGTCCAGCCCACATTGTAAGACCTGGTGTTAAACCACCATCCAGTTTACCACTCAAAGCCACATTGATGATTGGCACCGATGTGGTTATCATATCCTTATTAGTAAAAAATTTCGACTTAGATAATATAGCCGATTCTTTAACACTACTGTTCTTTTTAATTTTGTCAAGTGTACTCATTTATTTTCCTTTTCACGAAATGCATATTCAGCATCATAATCATACTTAGGTTCTAGTTTTCCCTTTCTATTGGGAAACCCTCTTTTCTTACGACCAGCACTTTCTTCAATGTTGGTCGTATCTTCCTTCTCAACTTCAACTTCTGGTTTCACTTCAACTTTAGGTTCCTCTGCAACCACTTTAACTGGTTCTGGTATCTTAACCCTCTGTTGCATTGATATATTTGCTGCTATCAATAATAACACAGCTAAGGGGTCAAATACAACCATGATTAACATGATTACCAATCTTACTGCTTTATCAATGGCATTATCATCATCTGTACCATATATCATATCACCAACATATTTTATTGGACCAACTTCTGCCACTAATTTGTTAGACTCTTTGAGTAATGGTAAGCGTTTCTTATTGATTTCGGTTAATTCTTTTTGTGTATCCTGAATTTGCTTATCTAATCGATTACTTGCCGTTGATGGATCTTTGGCACGAGCCAATAGATATTCCAATCTCTCTTTGGTAATCTTTTCTTGTTGTGTTAGTATTTTAATCTCAACAGTATTGGCACCCGAATCCATCGTGGAATCAATGTGTGCTTTCGATAGAAAACCAAAAATACCCATACTTGTAATCAGCATAAGAATAACAACTGCTGATGTTAGGTATGTCTTTAATAAAAAGGGGCAGGTTTCCCAATTACGGTACAACCATGATGTAGTAACTAATTTACTTAGTTCAAGTACCGACCCCATAAAAACGATTGGCCAAAACGCACCTGTAAAGATGGCGGCTAGACCAAGTATAGAATAATATCCGGCAATACCGGATAATAATAATGCTGATAGTAGTGTTAAAAAAATCATGAGAAGAAGTCCTCTAGTGTGCTTGTCTTTTCAGTTTTCCAACCCATACATTGTAATATAACTTTGATTGGTTCAACGAAGGCTTTATCAAATTGCGTATCATAGTCTATGTAATCATGTAATCCAAATTCTTTTGGTAATCTACCTGGGAATGATATGACAGTATCTTTGAATGGGTTTGGCATCTTTAGATAACTATACTTTAACTTTTCACCTTCTTGTATCAAAGGATATTTTTTAGTAAGGTCTTTTTCTTTAAGATAATAGTTGTATAAAATGGCACCCTTCACATGAATTGGTGTTCCCAACTTGTAAAAGGATGTTGCA